TTCAGCGAATCAGCACTTAACGACATCATCAGTTCTATCTTCCGTGTAACTGGTTCTGCAAACAACCTTATGCTTGTTGCTGACACTGGTCTACGCCGCGTGATAGCTGACTTCGCTCGTACAACTTCATCTGCTACAGACAATGTTCGTACAGTAAACTACGATGGCAACAGCGGTAGCATCAAGCTATCTGTTGACCTCTATGAGTCCGATCATGGTGTTGTTTCAATCGTTAACCAAAACCCTGACTGTGCGCCTAACTTCGGCGGTAACACAACAACTGGTTCTGGCTATATTGTAAATCCTGAGTACTACGGTATTCACGAGCTTATCCCAATGGGAAGCACTCGCCTTCCAAATCTTGGTGGCGGTGAGCGTGGTTTTGTTGATTGCGCTTTGACCCTAGGTGTTTATCACCCAGGCGCACACGGTGTTATCCAAGACGTAACCTAAACTAAAGGAGATATACCAATATGGCTAAATTAACAGTAAACGAAGCCGGTACTTCTGGCTACACTCACGTCATATCACTTAGCTTCTCTGATCTAAATGATATTAAGACAGGAACTAATCCATTCACAGGAGAGTCTCTTAGCACTGCTACACAACTTCCTATTGCAACCATCCCTGCTGGTGGTGCTGTAGAGTTGGCTGGTGTTTTTGAGTCCACTGCACTTGCAGGTGCTACTGACATCACTCTTGATGTAGGCACAACAGGTGGTGATCCTGATGAGTTCATTGATGCTCTTGATGTTGATGCAATGTCTGCACCAGTATTTAATTCTGGTGATGGATTCACTGGCAATCAATCACAAGCTGTAGGATTCCAAGCTGAGACTTCAGTTCTTGCTGAAGTTAACGGAACTACAGGTGATTTGACTGCTGGTAACATTGTTATCGCATTACGTATCATTGACCTTGGTTCATTCGCGTAATAATTAATTCTAGTTGGGGGCTTCGGCCCCCGACTTTTAATTATGGATGTAATTATTCCTAAATTAAAGCGGTACTCTGATGGAGAGATTGATCGTGCTTTTATGCGTGAAATCAAGAATGGCTTTAAATTAGAGCGTGAAACAGAACACAAAAGAGTTGCTGCGGCAGCCAAAGAAGCTAAGAAACTAAAGGGGACAGTTCACCCGGTTCTTGGCAAACCAGTTGCTAGTATTCCACCAAGAGAATACTTTCGACTAATTAAGAAGTACGGTCAAGATACCGTGCATTCTAAAGAATTTTTAAAGTACTACAATAAGAAGTTCCCAGAACTTAGCCCAAATAAAATCTAATGCAGACCAGAACCTACGGCGATCTTTTTAAGTTAATTCAATCCCTGGCTGGTGTTGGATCCTTTGCTCCTACGGAAGCAGATGATGTGGCTAATCTGATTAACCGCAGATTCTTACAAGCATTTAACGAGAGTCCAATCTGGCCTCGATACTTAGTTACCTCTGAGGAGCGTGATATTATTTCATTAAATATCAGCGGCCTAGGGGCAGGAACTTCAACGGACTCCTCGTCTGTAGTAAATGGAAATTATATTTTACTCGGACAAGATAATGGAGCAAATGGAGCAGTTGCTGGAACTAATGTTTATTACAATGCTTCTTTAGGAACTTCTGATACAACAGTCATATATAAAAGGGCAAGCACAAATCGGTGGGAAATTGAAGGCACTAGTAATATTTCTGTAAATTCAGATGGCACAATTTCTGTACAAGCAGGTTCTGGTCTTGCAGTTACACTTTTAGTTGAGGCTGATAGTCAAAAGAAAGACAACCCCTCTGAAGTTGATACTTGGACTTTGACAACCGCTAATTTATCTGGCACTCCATTAATTGTTGATAAACAACTAATTCCGTATGCACAGACAGGCAAAAATACTATTGGTAGTTTTAATCGCATTCATCGCAAAAAAGCATTTCTTAATCAGTCCGCTATTGAGTACGAGTTCTTCGTGGACTTTGATGGTGCTAATATTTTAAATATTACTGGCACGACTGACAACTCAGCATTTGTTACTTACAAGAAACAATTTACTCCATTTACTGTAACAGGCTCAACGGTTGCGGACTTTACCGGTAGCACAGTTGAGGTTCCTGCAGAGTTTTTTGCTTACCTTGCTCACGCAACCTATGCTGACTTCCTGCGTATGGATGGTCAGACTGACAAGGCATTCGCTGAGGAAAACACAGCCTCCGTTGCCCTAGCACTAGAACTAGAAAAGATTGATATAATCTCTAATAACAATACCGTAAACAAGCGGTTCTCCACTTATGTAAATCGGCAGTCCCGATAATAACCCCCTGTGATATAATACAAAATTATGGCAAGTTCAAGAAATAACGCACTGGAGTTCAGCTCCGTAGGTTCAATAGTAATCAATGCTGCTGACGGTGCAACCGCTGGTAAGTTTGGAGCTATCCAGTTCCTGAAGGATTCAACTCTTTCAGCATTGACCGCTACTAATGTAGAAAATTCTGCCGACCTCCTTACATCCTTTGGAGCAGGTACAATTATATATGGCAACTTTACCTCCGTTACAATTAGCGGTGGACTAGTGCAACTACACAAGGTCTAATATGCACGTTAGCCTTGATTCAGCCCTGGGTCGGCAGAGAAGGCTGAACCAAGTAGGAGAGACTATCAGTTCGATAGCTGCTCCTACGGCAGCGTATAGCCTCCGTAGTATTACTGGCGGTGATCCCAAGGTTGTGCGTGTCCGCAGAGAAAGCGACAACAATGAACGGGACTTCACAGCGTCCGAGGTATCCTCTGGTGCGTTGGTTGACTTTGTAAATACACAGGTAACAGCACCTCTGGACATACAGGCACTGACCGCAACGGGTCGTGATGGTGACTTTCTTATTGCTAAAGCCGCTTACTCACTACGTAGTCTAGGGACACGCCAGGCTACTGTAGCGGCTACTGGAGACACTGTAGCCCGTGCTAATGGTAAATATGTATGTCAAGTAAGAAGCGTAACAAGTGACATTAAGTCTTTTACAGCAGATGAGGTTAGCGACGGGACGCTTGTAGATTTTGTTCTAGGTAACACCAAGTCTCTTTTGAACAGTAGGGCTTACTTTGATGGTTCAAATGATAATGTTGGACTTACGAGTGAAATAAATTTAACTGGAGATTTTTCGCTTGAGTATTCATTTGTTGTTACTGAAGCATCGCAACAAATTATTGGTAAAAATGCAGGTGGTAGCTATTTAAGAGCAGAAGGTTCGACTGAGATTACTGGTTTCAGAATCCAAACTGATGGCAGCGCAGCAACTGTAAGTTTAACTTCAAACTTAAAATATGGCGAAGCAAACACTATAAAGTTAAAACGAGTTTCTGGTAAGTTTGGAATCTACAACGAAAGCGATACTTTAATTTCTGCAGAATTTACTAATAGCGACACGTTTACTATTAGTTCGTTTGGAAAAGCTAGAGGGTCTTTTGCCAAAGGAGTAATATACAATATTAGAATTGATACAAATAATGATGGAACCATTGATCACAGCTACAACGGATACGGAAACTCTGTTTCTGATTGGACAGATTTAGTCGGAAGCAATAACGCGGTTGCCGTTAATGGAAGCCCTGCCCTATTTACAGGACAAGACCAAGATGGTTTCGTTAAAACTTGGTATGACCAAAGTGTAACCACGCAAGCAGGAGATACAGCAACAGGTAATCACGCAACTCAGGCAACTGCTGGAAGCCAACCTAAGATTGTTGATGCAGGTTCTTTAATTACTGGAGAAGGCATCGCTTTTGACGGTTCTGATGACCAGTTAGATTTTACTGCACTCAATGCTACTGACCTTGCTATCTTTAGTGTGGTTAAGTTTGATTCAGTATCTGGTCAAGAAAGAATCCTTGGTGAAGATAGTAGTAATGGCGAAGGCTTTGGTATCGGCAGTGCAACAACTGGATTTTTTAGAGGCAATGGTGGTTCAAGCAGTGGACCAGCATTAAATGCTACTGTATCAACTTCAGGCGATTTTCTTTATTCCGCAAATAGGGCATCTAATACTTTAGGATTTTTTACCAATGGAGTTGCTTCTGCTACAGCTACAAATAGCGATGCCTTCAAAGCAAATAGCATTGGTGGTTCTACAAATCCGATTGACGGTAACGTCAAAGAAATTATTATCTACGAGACTGACCAAACAGACAATCGCACAGCCATTGAAGCTAATATGGGTGAACACTACAGCATCTCTGGTATCCCTGCCTTTGATAACTCAGTGAACGGCTTTGTAGAGACTTGGTATGATCAGTTTGGCAGCAATAATTTGACTCAAGCTACTGCATCTAAGCAGCCTACGATTGTAACGAGTGGAACTCTCAACACAAGAAACAATGAGCCAATCATAAAGTTTATACAAGCTAACTCAAATGTTTTACTGGGGCCTAGCACTATTCCTCCAACGGGAACAGATTTTGCATTAACCTGTTTTCAAGCATTACATATTGATCCTTCTAGCGGAAATAGAGTAGGCACTTTTGGAAGTTCGGGCGGTGGCAGTAACGCAGGCACCAGTAAGTATAGATTTGGAAGTGGAACTAGTCGTAAAATTACTGTTAGGATTCAAGATGCATCTGATACAGTTACTGCGCTTGAGTCATTAGCACTATCAAATGACACTGATTCTATTCTTACTTATATGATAAAATTAAATGATGGTAGTCTTGAATTTCAAACATTTAATTTAGGCGCACAACTTGGCTCAACGCAAACATCAAGTGTTACAGACCAATCTTATGATCATACCCACGATACAATTTTAGGTGCAAGAAGTCCTAGTGATAATTTTTCGGATTCAGAGTTCTTTGAAGTTTTATTTTACGCTACTGATCAGTTAACAAATCGCGATGCGATTGAGGCTAATCTTTCTAATAAATACGGAATATCTCTATCATAATGCTCTATCTAATATACGCAAGCAAAGAGGCTGCCATTGAACGAGCCGACGAAGAAGGCAAGGAGATTGGCTACAGCTATTGGACTGATGGCATAGGCACGCGTTGGCTTACTTACCCTGACGAAACCATTGACCATATGTGGGCATTGGACGTAACGGACTACGATCTCGATGATTCTGAGA